GATCTTAAAGAGAAAGGGTTGAGGATAGGTATCACGTTCTCAACCTTTGACCTATTACACGCTGGGCATGTTGCTATGTTAAGCGAATGTAAAAATCATTGTGATTACTTGATAGCCGGCTTACAAACAGATCCAACCTTAGATAGAGCAAGCAAGAATGCACCAATACAAACAGTAGTAGAAAGACAGATACAACTAGGCTGTAATCGTTTCGTTGATGAAATTGTGGTATATCAAACGGAAAAAGATCTCCAAGATATCTTGCTTACCTTGCCAATTGATGTTAGAATATTAGGTGTAGAGTATGAAAATAAAGACTTTACAGGTAAAGATATATGTATCACTAGGGGGATTGAACTAGTTTATAATGGTAGAGATCATAGTTTCAGTTCAAGTAATTTACGTAAAAGAGTAGCTGATGCGGAAAGCAACAATAAGTAACGTAACGAAAGACGTCTTGAAACAGTCACCCGTCTTTAAATATTCTGCCTGTTATCTTAAAGGAAATTAAAAGATGGCAACATACTATTCAACAAAAACATATGGTCACAACATTGGCCTATCAGCAGTATTTAGACAGCCTAACGCTGATCATTCACACTGTCATTTATTACATGGCTATAGTTTGCAGTTTAAATTTACATTTGGTTGTGGTCAACTAGACGATAAAAACTGGGCAGTAGACTTTGGCGGACTTAAACAAGTTAAGAAATGGTTAGAGGACAGCTTTGATCATAAGACTTGTGTAGACACTGATGATCCACACAAAGATGAGTTTTATCGATTACAAGAGCTAGGATTATGTGAGGTACGTGAGTTCTCAGGTGTTGGTGCAGAGAAGTTTGCACAACACGCATTTACAGTTGCAGACCAATTAATAAGAAAACAAACAAACGATCGTTGTTGGGTACATTCAGTAGAGTGTGCAGAGCACGGAGCAAACTCAGCAATATACATGGCACACGATGAACAAAGAACATATCACAACGAAAGGTAATAAAATGGTAACAGTTACAAATGAAAGAATTTTAGCAAAAGAATTAAAAAAAGAAAACACAGCCGGCCGATTTGTATTAGTAGGCGAAGAAGCTAATTCTAATATTGAGGCAGAAATTATTCAAGTAGGTAAAGGTGCTCTTACAAAAACAGGTGTTTTAATTCCGCCATCTGTTAAGGTAGGAGACCATGTTCTTTTAATGCCCGGGGCAGGAATTACTATTAAAGTTAATGGAGAAGAGATGTTAGTATTTAAAGACGAAGATATTATTGCTATTACGGACAATGACAATGACTAAAAAAGCATACTATAGTTGGGCTGATATTGAAGGACTTACCCAAGATATCATACGTCAGGTAACTGTCAGTAATAAGAAATATGACTGTGTAGTAGGACTCACAAGGGGTGGTTTAACGCCCGCTGTGCTGGTTTCGCAGTACCTAGACATACCAATGCACGCTTTAAAAGTAAGTTTACGTGATCATATAGGACAAGATAGTATTGAAGATATGAAGACTGCATTAGGTGTGGGATTTGGTAAAAACATATTGGTCATAGATGATATCAATGATACCGGTGCTACTATCAATGCCATCAAAGAAGTATGGGGCGAACAATACGTTGACTACACTGTATTAATTAATAACGAAGCTAGTGAAGCAACTGTAGATTATTCAGCTGTTGATATTAACAAGCATGAAAATGATGTTTGGATAGTATTTCCGTGGGAGGACTGGTGGCAGTGAGTAAATTAGATCTTAAAGAAGCATGCTTAAACATTATAGAACCTACTAAAAGGGTTAGTGTATTAGTGCCCACACGTGGTCGACCAGCAATGATGTTTAAAGCATTAAAAAGTTTATGGACTACACAAAGTAAAGAAGATGGCGTTGAGTATATGATTGCGTTAGACGATGATGATCAAGAATCAATAGATTACTTTGAAAAAACTATTATTCCGTATATGGAAAAGAAAGATATTGATTATGAAGTACATGTTGTACCAAGATGGGGGTACGCTAGATTAAATGAATATCTAAACTATTTGGCCGCTAGAGCTAACGGTGCTTGGTATTTATTTTTCAATGATGATGCTAGGATGAAAACCAAAGATTGGGATAAAGTTATTGATCGCCACGGCAGAGATTTTAAAATATTACGTGTTAAAGACAATCATGAACATCCTTACGCAATCTTTCCTGTTATACCACATGACTATTATGTACTAACTGGATCTATTAGTCCTCAACAAATGACTGATGCCTGGGTAAGTCAAATTGCCTATCTTTGTGACATAATGGAAAATGAATATGATATTGAAATATTCCACGATAGACATGATATTACTGGTAACCCAGAGACCAACGATGAATTGTTTAAAGGCAGAGTGCAACTTGAAGGGAATCCAGATAACCCATTGGATTTAAATAGTCCGCAAATGACGGTTATTAGATACCAAACGTGTGCTAAAATTGTGTGGCATCTAAAACAAAAAGGTCTGTATAATGATCATTTTGAAAAAGTAATGAAAGGTACTGGTCCAGCATGGGATCTATTAGAAGCAAATGACACGCATGGATTAACACAACGATTAGACCCTAAGAAAAAATATATACCAGGCCAATCAACATCTAAGGAAGAGGTAGCCAGACGTGGACAAAACTAATATAGTAACTGAGATCAAAGACTACTGGAATACTCAACCCTGTGGTGTAAAAAAAGGACAAGGTGATATTGGAACTTTAGAATATTTCAAAACTGGTAGCGAAAGACGATATAAAGTAGAACCTCATCTTAGAGACTTTGCAGGTTTCCATCAATGGCGAGGAAAGCGTGTATTAGAAATTGGGTGTGGCATGGGATGGGACGCCGTTGAATTTGCTAAACATGGAGCTCACTATGTTGGAGTAGATATCAGTGAGGAATCAGTTAAACTAGCAAAACAACAGTTCGAAGCATATGGTCTCGAAGGAGAGTTTCGTGTGTTAGACGCAGGAGATAGTAAAGCACTTAAACAGTTAGGAGAATTTGATTTAGTATATTCAATGGGCGTAATACATCATTATCCAGACATTAGATCCACAATTAAAAACATACATCAATGCGTGGCCAATGATGGGGAATTCCGTTTTATGGTGTATGCTAAAGACTCGTGGAAGTATGCTATGATACAAAAAGGTCTAGATCAATTTGAAGCACAAAGTGATTGTCCGTACGCAGAAGCATTTACTAGAGACGACATGTACAAACTATTAGATGGATATTTTGATATATTAAGGTTGCGTCAGGCACACTGTTTCATGTATAATATAGATATGTACAAACAAGGTAAACATGAATTAGAACCCTGGTTTGAAGCGATGCCAGAGGAAATGCGTGAAGCAGTTAGTGAATATCTAGGTTGGCATTTACTAGTTAAAGCAAAAAAGTCACACTCAGCATCATATTATGACACAGATAGGAATAGATAGTGCAAAAACTTAAGGTAGCAGAAATATTTTATAGTTTGCAAGGCGAAGGCAAATGGGCAGGTGTTCCGAGTGTATTCTTAAGAACATTTGGGTGCAACTTCCAATGTAGAGGCTTTGGTATGCCACCAGGTGGCGCCAGCTTAAACACAGAGCCAGAGCAAATTGCTGAACGTGTTGCAGAGTTTAAGACCTACGATGAACTACCGTTAGTATCAAAAGGTTGTGACAGTTATGCGTCATGGCATCCTAGCTTCAAACACTTATCACCTATGTTAGAAAATAGTGCTGTCCAAAAAGGTATGGAAAATCTAATACCTAACAACACATGGACACAAGATAATCAATCAGATGTACACTTAGTAATAACTGGTGGTGAACCGTTACTAGGGTGGCAACGTGCATATCCAGAACTGTTAGACAGTTGTATGGCAAATGGGTTACAGAATATTACGTTTGAAACAAACGGCACACAACCATTGACTAAAGACTTTAAAACTTGGTTAAAAGATACATGGTATGAAGAAAGAGGGTATCAGTCAATGACATTTAGCGTTAGTGCTAAACTTCCTGTATCAGGTGAGAAATGGTCTGAAGCTATACTACCAGAAGTAGTAGTAGAATATGAAAAGTATGGATACACATATCTCAAATTTGTTGTAGCAACAGAGGATGATGTATTCTATGCTGAAAAAGCTGTGGACTTATATAGAGAACATGGATTTAAAGGACCTGTATACTTAATGCCAGTTGGTGGATTACCAGAAGACTATCATCTTAATACAGCACAAGTAGCAGAACTAGCAATGAAAAAAGGTTATAGGTATAGTCCTAGACTACAAGTAGACATTTGGAGTAACGCCTGGGGAACATAATTGGACAAGTATATATTTACAAGTGAATCAGTAAGTGACGGACATCCAGATAAAGTAGCAGATCAGATATCAGATGCTCTGGTTGATGCTGGATTAAAGAATGGTGATCGCACAACGAGAGTAGCAATTGAAACATTAGTAACAACTAATCATGTCACACTAGCAGGTGAAGTTAATAACTTTAATGTAGTGGATGTTAATCAAATAGTTAGAGACACTGTTAAAAAAATTGGTTACGAACAAGAAGGATTTCATTGGAATAACTTAACCATTGACAATCATATACATCATCAGTCACAAGACATTGCGTTAGGTACAGATGATTTCGGAGCTGGTGATCAAGGCATTATGTTTGGCTACGCATGTAATCACAATGACGCATACTTACCAGCACCAATCTATTACAGTCACAGGATACTTGAAGAATTAAAAGAGGTTAGAAAAGACTCAGTGGTATTGTTACCAGATGCCAAAAGTCAAGTATCAGTTGAGTATCTAGGTGATCGAGTACAACGTATTGACCAGATTGTTGTAAGTACACAACACACTGAAGGTAAATGTGATATGGCTAGAGAACTTAGTAGAGAGTCCGCAAAGATTGTACTTGGTGATCTAATAGATGATAACACTATATGGCATCTTAATCCTACAGGCAATTTTGAAGTAGGTGGACCAGATGGTGACACTGGATTAACAGGGCGTAAGATTATAGTAGATACCTACGGTGGCTGGGCACCACACGGTGGTGGTGCGTTTAGTGGCAAAGATCCTACCAAAGTAGATCGCTCAGCGACATACATGGCTCGTTGGTTGGCAAAGAATGTAGTAGCTGATGAAATGGCTGATTGGTGTCAGATACAGTTGAGCTATGCTATTGGAGTTAAAGAGCCTACATCAATATACGTAGAGTCAAACGGACACAATCGGACAATTGAAAAGTTTATTAGAGAGAACATTGATCTAACACCATTAGGAATCATTGACAGATTGGATTTATTCAAGTATACTAACTATAGTGAAAATTGTGTTTACGGACACTTTGGTAATAAAAACGTTCCTTGGGAGAAAATTGGATGGGATTACTAGACAACATTAAGAAGGCAGTGGGTGTAACACCTACGGCTAAAAAAACAACAACTAAAAAACTATCAGCAAAAGAACTAGCAGATAAGAATAAAGAACCATATGTTAATATTTTAAGTATGGACGTTAATCCAGAAAGCCTCAATGAGGGAAGTTTTGAATTGGATTGGAACGACTTGTTTATTGCCAGACTAATGAAAGCAGGGTATCAGGGTAAAACAGATCAAGATTTAGTAGATCAATGGTTTCAGAATATCTGCAGAAACGTAGTAATGGAAACATATCAACAAGAACAAGCTATGAATCCTGGTATGAAAACTAGTAAGAAAGATATTGGCGGCGGTAAGACAGAAGTATCATAAATTAAAGGAGAACTACATCATGTTTAACTGGATCACAAGTATATTTGATGCACCATCATACACGCAGGAAGAACTCAAAGCATTTGATAAACTAAAGTTAGAAGAAATTGTTAGAGAGTGGGGGATCGAACTAGATCGCAGGAAGACCAAAGCAAAACTGATCAATGAACTTCTAAAAATAGAAGAATTTAGAGACCTCGACAAACTAGAGTTGGAAAAGATTGGTAGGAAATCAGGCATCGAACTAGATCGCAGGACTACCAAAACAAAAATGATTAAAGAACTTTTAAAAGTAATAAAACTTTAGAAATGAACATTAAAGACACTCCGTGGTTTGAAAGCAAACCGTTACTAGAACATCCTAAGTACTTTGTATTTGAGGACAAGTATCCTGTAACCAAAGGACACTTGCTGTTTGTTCCTAAAGAAGATACAGAGTTGCACATCCGTGAATGTTTCCTAGCCGCATATGAGTATGGGTTAGATCTATTTAAAAAAGAATATTGTGATGGATTTAATGTTGGGCAAAACGTAGGACAAGCGGCAGGGCAAACAGTAATGTACCCTCATGTACATATGATACCACGCACAGACGGCGATTGTGCAGACCCTAGAGGCGGTGTACGTGGTGTTATACCTGAAAAACAGAAGTACTAAATGATACTATTAGTTAATGGTGACAGCCACACTGCTGGTGCCGAAGCAGTAAATTCTCACGCAGTTGCAGAAGATGATCCTAAGTATGTAAACATGCAACGTAGCCCTCACCCAGATAATTTAAAAGCAAGTTGGGGATTAAAATTAAGCAAGATGTTAAATGCTAGCCCTCTTGTACTAGCAGAGTCAGCAAGCTCAAATGATCGTATTATACGAACAACTAATCAATGGTTAGTAGAACACCCTGATCCAGATGTTTTTATAATTATCCAATGGTCAACTTGGGAACGTGAAGAATGGCTAATAGATGACAAGTGGTTCCAGGTCAATGCTAGTGGTATAGATGATGTTCCCGACAGCCACAAACAAAAATATAAAGAATTTGTTGCTAATGTTGACTGGAATAAATGCACCAATAACTGGTTTAAAAGAATAAAAGCATATCATAAATATTTAGACTCGCAAGGTATTAAGCATCTATTCTTCAATGGCAATACTGATTTTGGGAAGGTAAAAGAGAAATATGATTTTGGTAAAAGTTATATAGATCCGTACTCGCCCGAGGGAACATATCACGGATGGTTACAAACCAACGGACACAAAACAGTAAGCAAAAACAGCTATCATTATGATTCACAAGCACACAGTGACTGGAGTAAATTTATGGTACGTTATCTAGTTGACAATAAACTTGTTTGATCGTATAATACTAGTATGAGATACTTATTAGTGGACACAGCAAACACATTCTTTCGTGCTAGACATTCAGCATTTAGAGCAAGTGATACTGAAGAAAAGGTAGCATTTGCCCTCCATGTAACAATGGCAAGTATAAACAAAGCACACAGAGACCAAAAAGCAGATCATGTTATATTCTGTTTAGAAGGTCGTTCTTGGCGTAAAGACTTCTATGAGCCTTACAAAAAGAATAGAGCAGTAGCTAGACAAGCCTTAACAGAAAAAGAAGCCGAAGAGGATAAAGCATTTTGGGAGTCGTTTGACGAAATGAATAAGTTTGTTAAAGAAGGTACAAATTGTACTACTTTGCAACACCCAGAACTAGAAGCAGATGATTTGATTGCTGGTTGGATACAAAGTCATCCTGATGATGAACACGTTATTGTATCTAGTGACTCAGACTTTTATCAGCTGTTGGCTAACAATGTTAAACAGTATAATGGTATATCTGATGAGTTGCATACACTAGAAGGCATCTTTGACAAAAAAGGTAATCGTGTATTAGATAAGAAAACAAAAGAACCTAAAGTAGTACCGGACCCTGAATGGATACTATTTGAAAAATGTATGCGTGGTGATGCTACTGATAATGTGTTTAGTGC